CTTTGTCATTGGGCATATCCAGCCAGCCATCGTCCTTCCAACCAAAAAATGGGATTTTGTCCTCGTGGGCCTTGACCATTGCAGCCGCCAGTGGAAACCAGCAATGTGGAATGATAATATCTACCCCATTGTAGTGCCCGAACAATGCTGCCGCCGTCAAGTCGTGGAGTTTTGAAAGATCAGAGCCGCCGTACCATTTCACTGGAAGCCTGGCCAACTCTGCCAGGGTCCAGTTGTACTTGCTGTCGCTGGCTCGGAACTCTTCCACGTTGAACCAGGCCCGCAGGCTGGCAATAAACACATTGAGAGACTTCTGTAAAAATTCCGGTCGCATCTGCGGGTCCTCTTTGGCCTGCATGGCGTCATTGATCATCTCTTGAGGGCGGATACTGCGTCCCCAGCCGGGGTTGCAACATTCTAGGACCTCCGGGTTCGTATAGTCCACGTCCCCATTTTCCTGCCGAGGCGCCGCCGCGATGAAAACAAAAATACTATCGACCTCCGGCCCGGAGTTGGTCCCGTTTAGGATCTTCCGGCAGTATTCCACCCGCTTAGCACAGAATCCGGTAGCCAAGTCGCCGCCGGAGCTGATTCCGATGACCAGCTTGTTGGTGTATGCCTTGGTGGCATCCTTCAGGACCTGGTACTGGTTGGCGCTCTTGTAGGTGTGCATCTCGTCGGCAATGACTATATTGCAGTTGAAAGAATCCTGCTTGTCAGGGCTGGAGGCCAGGGCGTTGATGGACAGAAACCCATCCTCGCCCACGTCTCCGGTTATAGAGCGCTCCATGTTGTTATTGATGATCCGGAGTCCATTTTCCGGGTCATCGTCCACCGTCACCTTGAGGCGTTTCAGGTTATACCGCAAAAAATCAAAGCCCTCCAGCGCCTGCTTCAGTGCCCCGCCCACTTCGTACACCTTGGAGCCGGAGCGTCGCTCATACAGGGCCAGGGACCAGGCCAGGGCCGCCGCAAAGGTAGTCTTGATATTTTTCCGGGGAACAAAGTCCAGGGCCTCCTTAAAGCGCCTCTCCTTGGTTCCCACCAGGTAAAACCCCATCACGTTGTAGACGATAAATTTGTGATATGGAAGCAGATAAAACGGCGTCCCTCGCAGAGGTGTAGCGTCCAGGAACTCCCCCTGCTGGTGGCAGATGGTGGTCTCGATGATAGCGATGATCTCATTGGCCGGGTCCGGGCGAAACTCCCACTTGGGATTCTGAAGGTCTCGGCGATAACGCTCACAGGCCTGGACGATCTCCGGGCAAACCCGTAGCCGACCAGAGAGACAACCATCCACATAGGCGTCCACCTCGGCCTGATAGGCAGCAGCGTGCTCCAGAGCGTAGTCGTGAGCTGTCTCCAGCAGGTCCTCCAGGGGGCTCTGCTGTCCGTTTGATATGGCCTCGGCCTTTTGACGGGCACGCTTCAGGCTGGTAGGAGTCAATCCAAGCTGGTTGCGTAACGCCTGGATGTCCTTACGGAGCTGGTCCACCACGGCGTAGTTGGGGTCCTTGGCCGTGTACTTCCCGCCGGTCTTGTTCACCAGCTCTGCTACCATCTGGCCGCCGGCAGCCCGCCAGGTTTTTTCCGCCTTGGAAAGTTCCCGCTCCAGTTTAGCCAGCTGCTTGATAGTCGGCTCAAAGATCGTGTTGTAGGTCCCGACAGATTCCATGTCCGCCCGGATTATTGCCTCTCGGCCCATAGCTTCCTCCTGTGCTGTGATCCGCCGCCGCTCCGCGCGGCCGCGTCGTTTGCGGGCGCGTCCTGCCTGCGTGGTAATTTCTACGCGCCTGAACCCCCTCCGCCGTTTTTCCCGCCGTCGGAAAGAGTTCCGCCCCCGGTCCCAGGGCCCGGCCTCAGTACGGCTCCGAGGGTGGGGGGGCTATCCTCCGCCGCCATGCCTCGCCCAGTTCCGTCAGCCGCCCGGTCCGCCGGTCGTGCATAGCGTTGTGCCGGTCTCCGGACAGACTGACCAGGTTCCACGGTGCCCATGCGTACTCAGGATACTCTTCCGCCGGCCACACATGATGGACCGTCGTTGCATCAACCGCCTTGCCGTACCTGGCCCACTCCCGGCAACGGTATCCGTCCCGCCGCAGGATGCGCCGGCGCAGTCGGCGCCACCGCTTGCTCTTGTAGCCATCCCAGGCCATTTTGATCCCTCCATCCCGCTGGCCGTCTGGTCTCTGTCCCTGGGCTATCACCTCCGGGCAAAACAAAAAGGCCAGAGCCAACGATCCCACCCACTGGGTAGATCATCAGCTCTGGTCCTCTCGACACTGGCCCTCTGTGATATTCACGATGTACCGGCTTTTGCACTGTCGGCAGTACAGCCGCAGCCGGATGGCTTTCATGTCCGGCGGCGCTTCCTGGAGTTTATTCCGGAGACCAGCCTCCAGACACTTCGGGCACAGCACATATCCGCCTTTCACTGGGAATATTCTATCAGGGTTCGGTCCAAACTTCAAGGCCTTTTCCTCCCTTTCTCCACCATGGACGAATTATTAAGACTGGTTTCAAGGCAAAAAATTATTAGGTGGCGGCCGTTTCCGCTGCCTGGGCTGCGTATAGGTATATTGATGGTGCTCCCTCACAGGAAACATAAGATAGCGCGCCCCGATGCAGTCCCCGTATCCGTATGGATTGCGCTCGCAGAAGGGCTCGTAGTCCACCGCTCCGTATGGCGGCGTCAGGGTAACGCTGTCGCTTGGGATCTCAATGTACTCGATCTCCGGCCGGCGGAGATTCCGCGAGCACCGCCAGGTCCGCTCACCGGGCTTTGGCCGGCCAAACTCCCGGGCCTCCTTGGTCATATACTTGGCAAGCTCCCGATAATAGTGGACGTCCAGCGGCTCCGCCCGAATATACCCGCCGCCCTGCCACAGACTCCGGATCTCCTCCAGATCATCCACATCCGTGGCATTGATGACCACATGGTGGTGGATCCTCCGGTCCTCCAGGGTCCCGTCCTCCACCAGCCAGTCGTTGGCCCGTTTTTCGTGGTACCCCTCTGTTACATAGATATATTGCAGCTCCGCGCCCCGTTTTTTGCGGGCCGCCCGGAACCTGCGGATAAACCGTGCAAAGTACCGATTGGCCGCTTCTTTGCTCTCCGGGAGGTGGTCATCATCATAGGTATGGGTCAGGACCAGAGCCCGGCGGCCGAAGTTAGCCGCCACCACCAACTCCAGCTCCCGCCAGGAGCACTTGTCATTGTAAAACTGCTGGGCCGGAGAGGTGGCCTGACTCCGGGCCGCCCGCCCCTGCCTGCCGGGCGGACGGTCCGGGATCGACCCAATGACCTCAATGTGGAGCAGTCCGGCCCTGATGTGCTTGATTGCCTTACTCATCCGCACCCTCCTCCAGCTGGTCCAGGGCCCGGCGGATGAGCCGCCACTGCTCAATGGGCAGTTTTTCCGCTCCGGTGAGGACGCCCCGGAGCTTGTCCGCCGTGAGATCTCCGCCGCACCGGCCGGCCACCGCCTCCAGACAGCCCAGACCGCCCGCCTGACGGTACCGCTGAAGCCGTTCCAGAGTCTCCTTCTTTTCCCGCCACGGGTTTGGCCGTGGCGGCTGAGGCTCCGGCTTGGGCCCCGGGACGCTGTGGGCCCGGAGGATGCCAGCGTCCCGCTGGATCTGCACCCCGCCCAAGCCGGGAAGCTCCTCCACCGCCCAGATGGTCCCGGAGCCCAGGACCAGCACCCCCTGGGCCAGCGACTCCACCACATAGTCCCGGTATGCTGTCAGATCCGCTTCCCCCCGGTCTCCCCGGGGCAGCTGGATCACCAGCACCTGCTGCGTCAGGTCACGCGGACAAATCTCTGCTTGAGCCATGATGACGCTCCTCCCTCCTTCATCTCTGCCGGGGCATCCCCGGTCTCCGTCTCTATGCGGGCCTCCAGGTCCCGCAGTAGGGCCGCCAGCTGGTCCCAGCTCACGCCGTGCAGCCCCCAGCTGCCGTCAGCGTCCTGATAGGTCAATCGCGCCATGTTCCAACTCCTCTCTCAGCGCCTCGGCGCTGTCAAAATATTGTGTACTGTACATCCCAGGCCGCCACCGCTCCAGCCGGATCAGGTAGGGCACGGACCAGGCCCGGGAGGCGGGGCAGGTGCTCACCCGCACCCGCAGCGCCCCCAGCGTCCGCTCAATCTCCATCTCACCGCAGCGGCGGTGGGCCCGGGCGATGGTCTCCAGATCCTTGTCCGTCAGAAGATTATCCATCGGCGTCCATTTGCGCCCCGCAGCCATGGCACCGCGGGTGCGTATCGGGGACGTCGTCCCCGCGCACCTCCTCACCGCACTCAGAGCACTCCCACAAATCATACACAGGCGCACTCATACTCCAGGCCAATCCACTTCCCATGCCGCACCGGGGCCACATATCCGCCCAGCCGGTTTAAGGCTCTCTCACAGGTAGGACACAAATCTTGCGGTGTGGCCGTCCCAAACCACTCCCCACACGCTTTACACTCAGCCATCCTGATCCTCCTCTCAAGCTCGGCGGTTCCATGCCTTCGTAATGCTCTCTTTCGCCCATGACTTTTTCAACGCCCAAAACTTCATGTTGGCTCCACATTTACATTTGATTTCTGCGCGCCATCCATCGTCTCCAGATGGGATACCATTGGCTCTCGTGTATACAATACCGATGTTCTGACTACCGCAGAATGGACACGGTTTAAGTCCATCTACTGTAGATCGCTCCCCGTACGAACAGAAGTCATCCGGCTCACACTCATCCACAAAATGTCGATAACACCCATGTGTGCCATCGTCTCTATCGATGATAAACTTGCAATCCCGGCAGAGGACCACCGGAACGGTTTCAGCGGTTTTAGCAGAATCTACCAAACAAGAAACCTCATTGAACAACTCGGCGGAATCTGCGTAAAAAGCAATCAGTTCCGATTTTAGTGCATCAGCATCAATCAGCCGCATATCTGTCACCCTCCTTCGCTGGCTGCTGGAGCCACCACGCAATGTCGCTCCCATGCGGGCATTCCCCATCAGCGAAATCGCACTCACGGAGCCGCATTTTTTGCCCGTTTTCCATGGTGTATTCTTGGGCCGGGCACCCCTTGCAAAACGTCTCCTGAAACAGATCACCCCACGGGGGTTCTCTGTTATAGGCAAGCTTTTTGATAAAGCAGGCCAGCTCCTCATCGCTCATGGCCCGGATGCGGTCAGCGTTGGTCATTGGCGGCTTATATGCTCCACACTTTATGACGATTTCTCTCGGGTTCCTCTCATGGCGGCAATCTGCTCGGCAGCTATCGCACAAATTAAGTCCCACCGTTCTATCCCTCCCTCAGCGCCGCTTCCGCTTCCGCTAAATTCGCCATCTCTGCCAACTGTTTTGAGTAATCTGGTTTTTGCAACACATACCCAGCAGCGAACATTTCCAAAAGTTTCTCCGCTGTAAAGCCTGTTGCAGCATAGAGCTTTGTGTATAGTTCCTCAAACTCTCGTGCTTGGTTCACACACTTGTTTAGCGTGTCTCCAATCTTGCACGGAAGCACCACGCACCGCCCCTTACGGTCGGCCTCCGCCAGCTCCCGGAGGCGAGAAACATCAATTCCGTAGCGTCGCGCAGTAACTTTCAAGTAGCCAGCTTCGACATCCTGCTTGTTTTTTTCGATCTCCTCCGGCTCCAGGCCAGTGTCCTCATAGGCTCCAAGCCGGTCCAAAATCTCCCCCCACTTTTCGCAGTTGCAATCGCAAATGTCATTGCAATGCTCGCTACACCAGGCGTAATACCTACGAGATTTTATGGTATGCAGTTCTGTCAATCTCTCCATGTCAGTCCTCCTTCGGCGGCTCCGGCAGAGGCATCCAGTAGGTGACAGTCGGGTCCTCCCACTCCGGCCACGTCTCCACGATCCACCCCTCTGTACGGCTGTGCGAGGCAATCTCCATCGCCTCGTCCAGCGTGATATTCGTCTGTGGCCTGCCGCTAACAACGCATAACACCATCACATCATCATCCGGCAGCCTATCTGCCACACTGATCCACGACGCATCCCGCAGAACCTCAATCGCCTCCCGAATGATGGCGCAACCACTGGTGGAACAGTTGTGCTCGTGCCCGCAGCCCAGGCAGGCCAGAGAGCCGGTCTCGACTCTCAGTTGACTCAACGTGGAAATCAGATCATCAATTTTCATTTTTTGCATTTTCTCCTGCCTCCCGCCCATCAGGGGCATAGCCAAACCATCTAATGATCGTCGAGATCTCCTCAGGACCCAGGCTCGCAAATTCATCGCCATCTATACCCGCCACAATGATGGGCCCGCAAAACTCCACTCCACAAAAAATACAGTTGTGTGGCAGCCCCATCAGCCGCCCCTCCTCGTTGCAGATGATCACAGCGTCAGTGGCTAGTGTAATGGTCTCGATGTACCCGCCTACACACGTCTGGAAATCTCTCAACGTGTTTCCAATCTCCCGCACCTCAGGCGCGCAGCCTGGCTCCTTGTAAACTACAGTCATGGTTGTTCCCTCTTTCTGAACCTAGTTTTAAAATCCCCCGGCTCGAACAATTCGCACCGCGGGAGCTCTGGCCTGCGCACCTCCGGCGCACGCTGCCCGCAGTCGATTATGCAGGGCATGGTGTGATAGTCCTTGGACCGCTCCACTGTGCTGCAGTATCCAGCCCCCTGCGGCCGCGTTTCGTCCAGCCATTTGCATCCATGGCAGTTCATGGCGTTTTGCCTCCAATCCTCATCTGCTCCGCCCCGGTCTCCCGGATCTCCACCACCCGCGTGTCTCCGTACCTCTCCAGGCACATGGCCAGGTGCTCCTTCACGCCGATGGCCTGACCAGGCGGGGCGTCTACCTGAATCACGACGGTCAGCATTGCTCTGCCTCCACCAGTTCCCCATTCATCAACTTGTACCATGTGTCTGCCTTTACGGTCTCACCATCCACCACAACTGCCTTCCAGTGGGCAAGATCATAGCTGTTTTCTTCCTCCTCCGCAATAACCAGGATCGCGCCCAATCCGCCCCGGATCTTCACGCCGTTGCCTTGGACCAATCCAGCACCACACTCCCCGACGGTTACGGTCCCTCTCGATGTTGCGGCTCCATAGTCCCCGGCGGTTGCGGCTCCAGAGTCCCCGGCGGTTGCGGCTCCACAGTTCCCGGCGGTTGCGGCTCCACCGTACCCGGCGGTTGCGGCTCCACAGTTCCCGGCGGTTGCGGCTCCACCGTACCCGGCGGTTGCCTGCTTTGGATCTGTGTACTCCGTTGTAGTATGAGCCTTAACGTACTCGATGTGTGCTTTAACCAACCCGGGGATCCCGATCTCCGCTTTCAGCGCCAGCTCAGAGGACGCGATCTTGCTGTCCGCGGTGTCCTCGTCTACGGTCCCGCCCGCGAGGCAAGCGAAATACCGGCTTTTATTCGGTGCGAAATAGCGAAATACATCCAGCGGGGCCTTGCAGGAGTGGAACCCGCTCCCGCCGCAGCGGATAGCCCCATCATCCGCATACTCTTTGCCCAGTTCATATTGGAACCCACCATGGCACTTCATATCCTTGTCGGTTCCCTTATAGGTGGTCAGCTTCTTGCTCATATTATCCTCCTGTTTGTTGATCCAGGGCTCTCGCCCGGCGGCAGCTCCAGCATAAGGTCGCCATCAGAACGGAAGCTCTCCATCGTCGTCCAGGTCCTGGAGGTCCCCGGCCGGCGGGGGTGGGAGCGTCCCCTCGTCGGCGTTGCCCTCGCTGGGCGGGGCGGCCTTGGCCCCGGCAAAATAGATGCCGTCGGCGATCACCTCGGCGCTGCGGCGCTTGCCGCCATCCTTGTCGATCCAGTCGCGGATCTGAAGGCGGCCCTCCACCACGGCCATCTGGCCCTTGTGGAAATACTGCTGGACAAATTTTGCCAGGGCCTCCCAGGCCACCACGGGGATCCAGTCGGTGGCCCGCTCGCCGCTGGCCTTGTCCTTAAAGTCCCGGTCCACCGCCAGGGAGAAGGAGGCCACCGGCCGCCCCGCCTGGGTGTACCGCACCTCCGGATCCCGGCCCAGGCGGCCCATGATCGTGATTCTATTCAGCATTCTCATCCCATCCTCTCATCGTCCGGCGGAGGGCCATCCCCTCCGCCAGCCAGCTCAGTAATACCATCGTCTCTGTGGGCAGACCCTCTTTGATCGGCTGCCCGCAGCAGGGGCACGGGTCGCCTGGTTTTAACAGCCTCATATCACACGCCCCCTCCTTACAAATTTTCATCTGGTAACGGGAACCATCCCATACATTTGGCATCAATTTTTGCTCCAGCTTTTTTGAAACTCCACGATTTTGAGAAGCCATCCCACCAGGCGACTTGTGTAATCACGGTGCCATCACAGTCAAACCTGCAATAATATTTTCCGTCGCTTGGTGGGCACTCCATGCCCTTGACAAACTGGAGTGGGACCCACCCATTCTCCGGAGGTACCACAGTGCCTGGAGTTCCGGTAGGACCGTCAGGCATTTGCGTCCATAGTGCAACCTCATCCCATCGAACCCCCGGCTCTTTCACATCCCCGGCGCCAATGTACACATTGCTGTCAACAAAACCAGAATCATCAATGATTATGATTTCGGCTCCAGGTTCTGGTTCATCCGCCCTAGTGTGCCATGCAATGCCAGACACAAGGCCAGGTCCGCCCTTCAGTCGAGGCGCTCTGCAATCATCAGGGTCGGGGCGCTCCCGCGCCAGATCTCCCTTCTCCTTCTCCGCCCGGGCCTGCTCCTCCAGCTGGAGCCGGGCCTGCTCCAGGGCCTCCTCGGCGATTTTCTGTTTGTCCTCGGCCCGCTTTTTGGCCTCCCGGGCCTTGTCCAGTTTGTCCTGCATCCCGGCCACGGCCTCCGCCCGGGCCTTCTCCAGAGCTTCCGGGTCCACCACGGTCTCCACGGCCACCTCCACCGGCTTCTCCTTCAGCTCTGCCAGCTGGGCCTCCAGCCGAGCCACGGCCTGGGCAGCCTGCTCCCGGTCCTCCTGGGCCCCGGACAAACGGGCGTTGAGCAGGGCCATATCCTCGGCCATCTTGGCCCGGGCCTGCTCCGCCGCTGACGCTTCGGCCTGGGCGGTCTCAGCGGCCTTGCGGGCCTCGTCCCGGTCCTTGATGGCCTGCTCCAGCTGGCGGGCGCTCATGTCGATGACGTTGTGATCCTCCATGAATTGATCCCGCTCAGGCTCGGGTAAGGCCAAAAGCATCAGAGCCTTGGAGGCTCCCAAATCCGACAACGTTGTCGGATTTGACCACTCACGGGAGAGGCGCATAAACCTCTGGGCCGCACGCTCAGAGAGTTCCACCCGCTCATTGAGCCAGGGCAGCCATTCCCCGTGGGGGAGGGCCTGCTTGGCCTCGGTCAGGCAGCGGCCGATGGTAAGGATGGCCTCCCCGCCCCGGCGCTTGGCGTCCAGGATCTCCCGGGTGATGACCTCGATGTCGCGCCCCTCCTTGGGGGCCAGCACCCCGGACAGATCAAGCATGGCCGGCCACCCCCTCACGCCCCAGCAGCTCCGCCACCCAGGTCCGGTAATCCCGGCTGGCTGAGCTGAAGGGGGACAGCGCCCCAACCGGCTCGCGGGACCAGCTGGATTCCACCACCTTGTCCGTGCGGCGGATCACCGTGCGGAAAATGGGGACCGGGCTCTCCTCCCGGAGGGTCTGGACCGCGTCCTCGCCAATGCTGGACCGCCGCCACTGGGTCACCAGCACCCCGGCCACCCGGATCTGGGGACAGGCCTGGCGGATGTTGTCGATCTGCCGGACCAGCCCAGCCATCCCCGTGGTGGAATAGGCGTCGATCCCGGCGGGGATAATGATGCTGTCACAGGCGGCAATGGCAGACAGGCAGCTCACCGAGTAGTAGGGCGGACAGTCGATCACCACTGTGTCGTAATACGCATCCTCCGCGACCACGGCCAGCAGATCCCGCAGGCGGTCAAAGTCCGGGGCCTGCCGCCCCAGCAGGCAGGACAGCTCATAGTCCGCCAGATCCTCCCCGGCGGGAATGATGTCCAGCCCCTCATAGTCCGTGCGCCAAATGATGTCTGGATAGTGCTCGAGGTGGTACTCCAGCGCTGCGGCCAGTCCGGCCCCGTGGGGATACTGGCCGGAGGCCAGCATCATGCTGGTGGCGTTGCCCTGGCTGTCGGCGTCGATAAACAGGACCCGCTGCTTACAGCTGGTGGCCAGGATAAAGGCCAGCTCCACGGCGGTGGTGGTCTTGCCCACCCCGCCCTTGCGGTTGACGATCGCAAATGTTCTCATGGTAATTCCTCCGTTTTTTCTTCAAATGGGACCGGCTCGTCCGGCAGGTCAAAAAAGTCAATCTGAGTCTTGGGCGGCCGCTTGTAGGTCTGCCGCTTCGCCGCCGGGGCGGGCTCCTCCAGCGCGCTCTCCCGGAAGCGCTGGTACTGGCCGTCAAAGACCAGATAGATCCTCCCCCGGGTGCCCTCCTTGTTTTTGGCTACCTTCAGCACCCGGCGGCTCTTGTCCGGCCTGCCGGGCTCTTCCAGGTAGAGCAGCAGGATGGCGTCCGCGTCCTGCTCGATCTGCCCGGACTCTCTCAGGTCGGACATGGTGGGCTCCACCAGCTTGTCCTCCCCGGCCTTGTCCGCCCGGGAGAGCTGGGACAGGGCCACCACCAGCATCCCGTGTCCGTGGGCCAGCTGCTGAAGGCCCCGGCTGATGCCGGACACCTGCTCCGTGCGGTTGGTTTTCCGGGTCTCCGGCTCCACCAGCTGGAGATAGTCGATGTACACGATCTCGTACCTCCGGGCCAGGGCGTCTGCCTGGATGTCCTGGACGCTCATGCCGCTGGCCTCGATCAGCTCCAGCTGGTGGGTCCGGATCCGGTCGGAGCAGGCGGCAAAGCGGCCCCACTCCTCCTCCGAGATCTCGTTGCGCTTGATGGTGGGCATCTCGATCCCCGCCAGGTTGGCGATCAGGCGGTCGGCCAGCTTGTACTGGTTGGTCTCCAGGCTGTAAAACCCCACCCGGTGCGTCCTGGCCTGGTGGTAGGCCATGGACACCGCCAGGGCGGTCTTGCCCGCGGAGGGGTAGCCCCCCAGCACCACCATGTCCCCCATCTCGGTGTATGTACCCGCGTCCAGCTTGGGCAGGCCCCAGGTCATGTAAGCCACCGGCTCGCCGCTGTGCCGGTCGGCAAAGGCCAGGAGCATCTGGGACATATCCATCCGCCGGATGCCCCGGCGGTCCACCCTCAGCGCGTTGAGCTGGTTCATGCACTTCTGTTCCTGCTCGTCGTCCTCGGCCTCCATGAGCATCCTGGCCAGTTCATCCCGCCTGGCTTTCCGGGCCTGCGCCCGCATGATGGAGGCATACTCCCAGATGTTGGACGCCGTGGGGGTGAGCTCCATGAGCTCCATGAGGTGCTGGGTCCACCCGTCATCCTCCCGGCCCCCCAGCTTGCTCCGGACGGTCACCGCATCGGTGGGCTTGCCCTCGGCAAACAGCGCTCGGATGGCCTGGAACACCATGCGGCACTTGGGGGCAAGGAAGTCCTCCGGGCGGATCCGCTCCAGAGCCTGCCCCACCAGCCTGTCATCAATGAGCAGGGATCCCAGCACCGCCACCTGGGCGGAGAGCCTGTCCTCCTTTTGGGCTACCATGTGGCCACCTCCTCCCGGGCCACCAAGGTGGGCTGGGAGGGCTCCGTCCGCCGGCCGCCGCCCTGCCGCAGGGGGAACACAGACTTCCAGCTGTTGTTCACCGACTGGCGGATCAGCAGCAGCTTGTCCTCCCGGCGGCCCTCGCTGAGCCGGTCCAGCTCCCGCAGCAGGGACACGATCGCCCGCTTGGAGTTGATTGCCTTCTTGGCTACCCGGATCTCAATGAGGTCAGCCAGCGCCCGGTGCAGCTCCCCGTCCTCCCCGACGTAGGCCTGGAGCACTGGCTTGGCGTCCTCCGCCAGATCGTATTTGCTCGGCCGCTTGCCCCCTCGGGGGGCTTTAGGGGGTTCTTTCTTATCTTCTACTGTTACTATATTCTTCTTTTGTGTCGGGAAACCCGGTGACGGTGTTTCCCGTTGACGGGTTTGACCGTTGTCGGGTTTCCCGGACAACGGCGGTGCGTCGTCCTGTATAATGTAGATATTTCCGCCGAATTTGCCGTTGCTTCCGTGGCTCTGCTCCCGGGCCAGATAGCCTACTTTCTCCAGCTCCCCCAGGATCCGGCGCAGCTTGTCCTTCCCACAGCCCGCCTTTTTGGCCAGGCCGGAGACACTGTACTCCCAGTCCTCCGGCAGGGAGGCCATAAGGACCAGCAGGCCCCGGCTCTCCAGACTCAGGCGCTCGTCCTGGGCCACCTCCCGGTACAGGGTGGCGAAGGCTTTTTTCCGGCGGAACTGTACCGTTCCCTCACCCATACAGATTCCCCCTTCCCGCCCGGGAGACAAATCCGTGGTTCAGGCTCACGCCCACTCCGTTGGTCAGCCGGATCCAGGGCTCCAGGTTGTCCGGAGCCTCCGGCCGGGTCAGGTCAATGGGCATCTGGTAATACTCCCGGACCCGGAACCCCAGGCTGCGCAGGGTGCGCACCTGCTCCTCTGGGGACAGCCCGGCCAGACAATCCGGACAGCCCCCGCCGTTGTCGGCCAGGAACAGCAGTTCGCAGCGGGCCAGCACCTTCTGCCAGCTTTCTTTCAAATTTTCAGGGATCATGCAAAATTCCCCCTTGTCAAACACACGTTCCCATGGTATAATACGTTTGTTCTCATGGTAGACCCCCTGTCTACCGCCCCGGGAGCCGAAAGGCCCCGGGGATTTTTTATGCCCACGGCTCGGCCTCCCGGACGGCGATCCGTCCGTCCTCCCGGACCACTGCCAGGGCCTGGGCCCCGCCGGCCAGCATCCCCCGGAAAATCCCGGGGGCCAGCTCCTCCACCCGGAGCAGCCGCGCCGGGCCGTACTGGTCCAGCAGCCGCCGGGTCACCCGGGCCGCCTCCGTCAAATTGGGTGTGCGCATGACGTCAGCCTCCCTTCACCGTCAGATAGACCCCCAGGGCCAGCAGGAACGCCCCCGCCGCCAGGGCGAAGGTCACCCACTCCAGGGCCTCGTACAGCCGCGGCCACTGCCGCCTCAGCTTGTCCCACATAGATATGCCTCCTCTCTTACCAGATCCCGGCCCGGATCATCAGCTGGGTGGCCAACTCAATGACCCGCTTCCGCCCTGCTGCCCGCTCTTCTTCACTAAAGGGGATCTCCCGGTGGAGCTCATACCCCACCGAAACCCCAAGCTTGGGGCCGCAGTCCGTGACCAGGGACTCATCTACATCCATCGTCTGATCCCCAAGGATTAGCAGGTGGCGGCCCTTCCACCGCACAGGACGCCGTGTGTACTCCAGCTTTCCCAGCGTGGCCTGATAGCTCTGCTCCGTGACCACCACCGGACAGCCCTCCAGCTCCTTGCGGTAACAGGTCTGATTTTGGTGCTGAAATTCCTCTACTCGCAGCATGACGCCACCTCCCTCCTTGGATATATTCGACGCTGGTTGTCCTCTATGCCCGGCCCGGCCATGGCTTTTGCCTCTCGAACATTTATCTTGTTCTCCTCCCCCATCCCTGGTAAGCGGAATGATTTGATGCACTATCCTATTCCGACACCAGAATCAGGACAGAAGGAAAGCCGTATAGAGTGAACTGACGACACAGATCACACAAAGCAATAGTAAGAGCAACAGAGTCCTGTAATACTTGGGGCTTCCTCTTTCCCAGTAAATTGCGAATCCAACCAAGAGGTAGCCAAAAACCAATGGGACAAAAACGGTGGTAAAAAATTCCCCCACACCTCTCACCCCCTCTCCTCCCCCGGCCCGGCCGGGGGCGTTTTGCTGCTTACGCCTCATCCCAACCGCAGAATACCACCAGCTCCAGACCGCCCTTTACGATCTCCCGGAGGTCCGCCATGATGCCGTCAAACTCCGCCCGCTCGGTCTGGTCGATCTGGCCGTCCTCTGCAATATCCAGCAGACGCTCCA